GTTTCTGTTTCTTGCTTCTTTAATATATTTGTTAGAAGCTTTGTTTAAAGATTTTACAAACTCTGGTTTTTGTTCTGTCCAAATTGTTGTGCTAAAGTGATTAGTTATATCCATTATTTAAAAGGTTTTCCTAAATGCCATGAGACAAGTGAATACCTAACTCCTTTCGTTACTGGTTTAACTCTATGCCATACAAATGAAGGAAATACAATAATAGATCCTTTTGGTAGTATCTCTTTACATTGTATTCTATGTTTTGATTCATCTCGCATATGTGGGTCATAGTTTCTAAAATCAAATTCTAATTCACCACCTTTATATTCTGAGCCATCTGTTAATTGACAAGTCATAGATAGTTTTCTTATCATTCCATATTCAGGTTTTTTTGGGTTGCTATAAGGTTTATCCCAACTATCACAGTGCCAATCATAATATTGATTTAGTTTGTATTTTGTAAATTGACAAACCTCTGATCTTTCCCAATTAAAATTCCAACCTGCTTTTTGATTAGCTTGATGCACGTACGGATGTAATTCTTTGTATATCCAATTAGCATCTAACCAAACTAAATCTGATTTTCTTTTTCTTTGTATGTTTTTAATATCTTCTTTTGTTAATTTTTCTTTATCAAATCCACCAGTTCTAGCTATAACTTCTTTTTGTTGATTAGCATATTTAATTACTTCATCACAGAATCTAGGTGTCAATACAGATTTAAAATAACAATAGTAATTAGTTAAGATCATCTATTTCAAACCTTTCTACATATTTTATCATGTCATTAGTTAAATAATTTTCTACCTTTTCAGTTTTAAAATTTTCAAAATTAGTTTTAATTTTATGTAGATTTTTTATAGTTTTTGAATCATCATAGTAAACATTGTTTATATTAAACTGTTCTAATTTTTTTAAATCACATTTAATATCACACTCAACATACTCACTTAAATTTTTTAAAAATAAATCAGGATTGTTTACTAAATCTTTATAATGAAATATCTTATAGTTCTCTTTATTCTTAATTAAATTATTTATACTCCATAAAGCTTTACCTATAAAGCCTGTGTCTTTGTTTAAAAGATCAATTAAATATTCATCTACATTGTTAACTCTTTCATCTTCTGTTAAAATTTTAGCAAAAGACGCCAAACATTCTTTTACAGGTCTATAGAGAATTATAAATTTAGGTTGTTTAATTAAATATTTAGAAATTTTTAAATTATTAGGTGTGCCCCAAGGACCTCTATCTATAATTATATCAGCCCCCCAATCTTTGTAGTATGCATCAAAACTACACTTCATTAAATTATGTAAAGAATTATGGTTTGGAAAATTTTGAAAAATAGGTTTTTCTTTTAATTTATGTAATGAATATATTACATCCAACATTATTGAGTTTGGACTTAGTTTTATTTTTTTATTTTGATTAATCATAGAACCAAGCACAGTATTACCAGCTCTTGGCATGGAGCATAAAAAAAATATCTTCATATTAAATTTCTCTTTATTATACTTAATGCTTTTTTGTTTAATTTGGATTGTTTAAATCTTTTATATCTTTTAGCTAAAGGTACAAATTTTTCCCAACTAGATGACTCAGCGCAAACATTTACAATTTTTCTTAGGTCTTCATTTAAATCAAATCTAATTAATTCAATATTATTTTTACAATTAAAATTAAAGTAAACCATATCTTCACCCTCATCTATTTTAAATTCATTACCTCTCCAAATGTTAAATTCAAAATTTACACTTCTAAACCATTGTGAAATATTAAAAGTTCCAGGAACAATTGAAGCATATTGTAAATGTTGACTATTAGAAAAGAAAGGAGATGTCATTGTCATTTCAATGTCTTCTTCACTAAAGAAGATATAAGGTAAGGTAATTGTAAATAAAAAACTATTTTTTATATTTGATTTGTGAGGCACATCCCAAGATAAATAATTATTTGAAGTAGGTATAACTTTATTACTATTTATTTTATAATGAGAAGTTAATGGACATTTAACTACAATTATTTTTTCAAATAGATTTTTAACAGCAGGACATAAAAACAAATTATTGTTTTTCTCTAAGTTATTTTGTTTTTGTTGCAACACAGATTTAAATAAATTTTTAGGTTCAGGATAGAGGATACTCCAGTCCACCGTTTCACTATAACTAGCAGGAGCCCAATAAATTTTAGACGTACTCATATGTTATAGTTTGAACAAAGTTTAAATTTTCTTTCTGACTATTTCTAATAAAATATATATTTGAAGATGGAAACATTATAAATTTATTGTTTTTTAAAGGTATGGTCCAACTTCTTCCTTTTCTTCGATTATCATCATAACATATTGTAACTTTACAATCCTCAACTTTTGTCCCATAAAGAAGTGTAAAGTCTGGTGAGTTTCTAAGATCCACAGGATCTACTGATAAAAGTGGAGATGTGGTTTCATTAGGTTTGTAAATATTAGCCCAAGTCTTTTTATTAATTAAATTTAAATTATGTTTAAGATAAAAATGTTCTTTTATATAAGTGTTTAATCTATCCCAAGTTACAGAAAATCTAAATTGTGTATTTAATAATTTGGACTCTAAAGTGTATAAAGATAATTCATCTCTATTAATATCCCAGTCTTTTGGCATATTAACACTACCATGATATAACGCTTGTTCACTTAATACTTTCTTTTGCATACCACAAAAGAATATATATTAACCAGATAAGTCTGTCAATATCCAACCAGTTGTAGGATCAGATTCATAAGCTGATTCATCCCAAACATAAGTCCATGCACGTTCACCAGAATCCCATTGAGCTTGTTGTTCAGGGGTAAACGGAGGAGGATCACCTAATGGTGATTTCCAAGTTGCAGTTGCAGTATCTTTTACCCAAGACGTATAAGGTTTCTGTGGCCAGAAAATTTGATTTTCACTATCCCAAGTATAACCCATACCTGCGTAGTTTCCTCTAAATGCTTTTGATTGATCAGGATCTTCGTATCTGTAACCATTTTCATCATGTAAATAATATATATTTTGATGAGTGTTGTATGAAGTTTGAATCCAAAGATGAGCGGGCCAATGATTATTCTTTTCTAAATATTGTTGTCCTACTGATTCTGTTTCAACACCTTGATCATTTAACATGTCTGAATTATTTAATGTAAGAACTGCTAAAACTTCATTCTGTTCTGATATTTTTGCAAAATGTGCCATAATATTTTACTCCTAATCTTGAAACCTGTAACGAATAAATACTATTCCTGATCCACCATCACCGCCACCAGCACTTGCTTGAGCGTATGGTCTTCCAGCTCCACCTCCGCCACCTCCAGTATTGACAGTTCCATCACCGCCTCCAGTTACATGACTTTGGTTTTGTGGTCTTCCTATGTTACCGCCTGCTCCACCGTCAGTAGCATTACCTGCAGGATTTGAATTTCCCCAGTTAGTTGGCCCAAAAGTTCCACCGCCACCACCACCTGCTCTACCTGTAGATCCATTATCAATTCCACTAGTTAAGCCAGCACCACCTGCTCCAGCACTAACTCCATTATTTGAAGCTTGTCCAGCGGCACCAGCTCCACCGCCACCACCACATTCAGCTGGTCTAACATTTCCAGGAGGTGTCATTCCTCTTCCACCAGGATTTCCTTGAGATGGATTTGTAGGAGGTGTATTACCATCTCCTTCAAGACCTCCAGGTATTCCCACAGGAGGATATGTATTTCCACCGCCACCACCAGATCCACCGTCTGTAGCAAGACCTCCTAAAGAGGTTGCACCTACACCACCACCTGCAGAAGTAATTGTTGAAAATACTGAGTTAACACCATTGGTTGCCCCAACGTTTGTAAAAGAGTTTGCGTTTCCACCACTACCTCCAGCTCCAACTTGAATTGGAAAAGCACCTGGAGTAATTTGTACGCCTACACATGTTGCTAATGGAGTAGCTGACCAAGATCCATTATTTCCTGTTTTACCCTCTCGAAAGCCGCCTGCGCCGCCTCCACCACCGCCGCAGGTTCCACCACCACCGCCTCCAGCGATTACTAAATAATCAGTTAGTGCTTTATTACCACCTCCAGCTGTAACACAAAATGTACCTGGTCCTGTAAATTTATGAATTTTAAAATCTCCACTAGTAGTTATACATCCACCTGTTGCTTCAATGTATTCACAAACACTACCGCCTCCACTACCAAATCCTAAAATTTGATATCCAAAACTTTTAGCTTTTTTTCCTGTAGTATTTTTAGTGCTCTTACCTACTGTTGTAAGATTGTTTTTTAACGTTCTCATATTCTAACTTCCTTATGCGTCGTTTGCAGCGTCAGTAGTAAAGAACAATTTAATTCCTAATAATCTTGCATCAGCATTTAAATCATCTGCTGAAACATCTCTTGATATTTGAAAAAACACGTACTCATCTGTGCTAGGTGAGCCCGCTATTGTTACCGCTCCACTTTCTGCTGTTACGTCTAAATCGTTTGATGTACCACTATGTGCTTTTGCTGTAGGTGCAACTGCAGTGCCAAAAGCAGTATTTAAATCTCCACTATCTGCTAATGCAACACCTTGCAAAGCCCACGAAGTTGTTCCTGTGTTTGTTGAAGTGGCTGTAAAAAAAGCTTGAAAAGTTACTGTGCCTTCATTCCATGATTTAGGAAAAGCAACAGCAAATTGTGCAAACTCATCTGAATCTTTATCAAAATCTAAAACTTTTAATTCAGGACCATTTGATAATTCTACTTGAGCTGCCTCTGCTCCATTTGTAGTATTAGGATACATAGCAACTGCTGGAACCCAAATAGTTTCTTTACCTGCAATCTTAATCGCAGCTGTGTTATCTCCTGCGTCTACTGCTTGAGCAACTCCAGTCCCATTGGGAGATATTGTTATGTTTCCATTTGATCCATCTGTAATTGTAATGTTACCAGAATTAGTACCGGCGTTTGTATCTAAAACTAAATCTTGTGCTCCAGAAGTTGTGATTTTTCCAGAAGCTGTTCCACTACCTATTACTACTTCTCCAGTTCCGTTATTTGTTAACGAAATATTTCCGTTAGCTGCATCTGTAATTGTTATAGATGAAGAATCTGTTCCACTGTTTGTATTTAAAACTAAATCAGACGCACCTCCAGTTGTAACTGTAAGAGCACCTGCACCATTTGAAGTTAATGTAGCTGCCGCTCCAGAGTCACCAACTTTTACAGTGTCTCCAGCAAGAACAACATCTCCAGTTCCTTTTGGAGTTATATTAATATCAATATTACTATCACCACCTGTAGATGAAAGAGTTGGTCCAGCACCTGTTGCTGCGTTAGCAATCGTAAATTCATTTACTGCAGAACTTGTAGCTGTAAGTAAAGCTAATTCATTTCCGTTAGTATCTAAAATTGAAGTTCCTATTTTAGGTGATGTTAAAGTTTTGTTTGTTAAAGTGTCTGTAGACGAAGCAGTTATAAATCCTGAATCATCGATATCTGGATTAGTTCCATCATTAGCCGTAGCATAAACTAGTTTTACTGCACCAGGAGCAACAGTTACACTATCGCCTGATCCTGAAACATATTTAAACACTACGTTTTGAGATCCACTTGTAGAATTTTTTAAAACATAAAATTGTTGTACATCAATTGGTATAGTAACATTTCTTGATGCTGTTAATGAACCTGTAAATTCTATAATTCTGTGAGATAAAGTAGCTCCAGTTGATCCATCAGAAACTGACAATGTTGTATCACCAGAATCAGATACAGCTTGTGTGGTAAACCCACCAGAAATTTGTTCTATAATTTGTAAATTAGTATTAGTTTTTGTTCCCCACGTACCAGCGTTTTCACCAGTAGCTTGAAGTTCA